TTATCTAAAAAAATTTTGAAAATTCCCCTTTTAAGGGGAAAAATAAGAAAAACCTATGCAAAAATAGAGGCGTGATGAGGCGAGGCTCTTCGCGCCTCTGCTTTTTCATCTGTTTCCTCCTCCCTTGATAGCCCGCCCAATTGGGCGGGCAGTTGAGGGCAAAAATGACAGGACTCCCCGCACCTCTCAACGATGTGGCCTAGGGGAGACATATACGGGCAAATGTACCAAGGTGGCGACGCGGTCTCCAAAACCGTGTGCGGTGGGTTCGATTCCCAACTGTCCGTGCCAGAGGCCGGGTAGCTCCCGGATGATGTGAGAGTACGCAGAACGCCTCACAGAGAATGACAATGCCTGCTGAAAACTGCGCGTGGGGATGCGTCCCCCTTGCCGTGACTGATGAAAGCGCTTGAAATGCTTGTGGGGCCTCAAGCGGGCATGAGCGTGTGACAATCTAAGCGGGAGCTGCACATACGCGGCGTGCAGAAGCAGAAGCGAAAGCAATGGCTATAGGCAACATTGCGGACGTGTGGCAACTCGATACCGCCTCGCCGCTCCAAGCGGTTTAGTTGGAAGATCTATTCTGAGCATCAAGTGTATGCCCCTCGGGGCGGGTAAAGTCTGCTATGTAAGGCCAAGGGGCGGGGGCTGGTAGCAAATAAAGGTGCGAGGTGGTGATGAGTGGCATTAACAGCAAAGCAAGAACGATTTGTGCAAGAATATCTTGTGGATTTAAATGCCACTCAGGCAGCCGCAAGAGCAGGGTATAAGAACGCCGAGAAAGGTAGGCAGTTGGTTACGAATAGTAACGTTTCGGCTGCTATTCAAAAAGCAAAGGCGGAAAGGCAGAAACGGACGGAAGTAACGCAGGATTATGTGATTGAAAAGCTCAAAGAAATCGCAGAAAAACCTGCGTCTGATTGCACGGAAAGCGACCTGAAATATGCGAACAAGCTAAAGGCCCTTGAGATGCTTGCAAAGCATACAGGCGTGTTTGATAAGCAAGATAATTCCAGCACCGATTCCGTCGTTAAGGTGATTATCGATGTCTGATATTTTCCTGTCCGAGAAAATCGGCCCTGCGTTTTATGACATTGCGCATGACATTTTCCATCATGGTCACACGCACTATGATTTTAGCGGCGGGCGCGGCTCGCTGAAATCCTCCACAGTATCAATTATCGTTCCGCTTCTGCTGGTTGGCAATCCGGGAACGCACGCGCTTGTGCTGCGCAAGGTGGCAAACACGATCCGCGATAGCGTATATGCGCAGTATATCTGGGCAATCGGCGAATTGGGCATGGCGGCGTATTGGGAAGCCAAGGTCTCCCCGATGGAGCTGATCTACAAGCCGACAGGCCAGAAGATCATGTTTCGCGGCGCTGATGACCCCATGAAGATCAAGTCTATCAAAGTACCGTTTGGCTATATTGCCGTGACGCACTTTGAAGAGAAAGACCAGTTTGCCGGTCGCGCGGAGATACGAACGATCTTGCAGTCGACCATGCGTGGTGGATCGGTGTTCTGGAACTTCGAGAGTTATAACCCGCCGATCTCGCGCGACAACTGGGCGAACAAAGACAGCTTGGAGGAACGGGCTGACCGCCTTTGTCACAAGTCAACGTATCTGCAAGCACCGCCTGAATGGCTGGGTGAGCAGTTTCTTGCAGAAGCGGAACACTTGAAGGAAACAGACGAGCGCGCATATCAGCATGAGTATCTCGGTATCCCGGTAGGGACCGGCGGAAATGTGTTTGAAAATTTGGAGTTGCGGGAGATCGCTGACGAGGAAATTTCACATTTCGACCGCATTTATAACGGCGTTGACTGGGGATATTTCCCCGACCCGTGGGCGTTCAACCGTTGCCATTACGACGCCGCGAGACGAACACTATACATTTTTGCGGAAATGACTGCAAACAAAAAGAGGAACAAAGAAACGGCTGATATGTTGATTGATTATGGGCTGACCCGCGATGACCTCATTACCGCAGACGGTGCAGAGCCGAAGAGCGTCGCGGACTATCAAAAGTTCGGCTTGCGCTGCATCAGCGCAAGAAAAGGGCCGGGAAGTATTGACCGCTCTATGCAGTGGTTGCAAGGCTTGTCGAGCATCGTAATTGACAAGGTAAAATGCCCTAAAACGGCAGAAGAATTTATTTCCTATGAGTACGAGCGGAACCGCGAGGGAGAGATCATCAGCGGTTATCCTGATGCAAACAACCACCATATTGATGCGTGCCGATATGCGACGGAATCGATATGGAAAGTGCCCGGACAAAAGGGCAAGAGCGATTATACCCCCATTTGGAACAGATAGGACGGTGAGCGGCTATCAAAACATATAACGACCTTGTAGCGGTCGGTGAAAACGAGCGGGCGCGCATTGAGTTTATCCGCAGCGCGATCAATGACCACAAAGAATCAAAAGAGTACAGAATCGCAAGCGAAGCGCGGTTATATTTCAACAGAGAAAACCCGACGATTAATCACTATCAAAAACTGCTATATGACATGCAGGGGCGCGCACATGTAGACATTTGGGCGGCAAATCACAAATTGGCCAGCTCGTTCTTCCGAATGGCTGTCACGCAGAAAGTATCGTATCTTCTGGCAAACGGCGCGACATTTTCGAAAGAAGAAACGAAGAATGCCTTGCCGGTGGACTTCGACCAAAAGCTGACGAAAGCTGCGCGATACGCAAAAATCGGCGGCGTATCTTACGGATTCTGGGATTTAGAGGATATTCATATTTTTTCTATCCTTGAATTTGTCCCTCTGCTGGATGAAGAAGACGGCGCGCTGAAAGCCGGTATCCGCTTTTGGCAGGTTGCGCAGGATAAGCCGTTGAGAGCGACGCTGTACGAAATGGACGGCTTTACCGAGTATTTCCAGCCAAGCGGCGAAGATATGGTCGTTATGCAACCGAAACGCAGCTATAAGCTAATCGAGCGCAAGGCAGAGGTCGGCGAAACCGAAATTTTCGATGGTGGGAATTATCCGGGATTTCCGATTATTCCTCTTAAAAATGATGAAGAAAGGCTTTCCGAGCTTGTTGGGCGGAAAAACACCATTGATGCGCTTGACCTTGCGGCTTCTAATATGGTCAACAATGTGGATGAGGGGAATCTGATTTATTGGGTGCTTTCCAACTGTGCCGGCATGGACGATTTGGACGATGCCCGATTTATCGAGCGGCTGAAAACCACGCACGTTGCTCACGCCAACGGAGATGACGGCGCAAGGGCTGATGCGCATACGATTGAAGCCCCTTACGAAGGGACAAAAGCCACTATCGAAATGTTGGAAGAAAAGTTATATTCCGACTTCATGTGCTTGAACACAAAGGCGATCGCGGCGGGTAGCCAAACCGCAACGGCGATCAAGGCACGTTATGCAGATCTCGACCTCGATACGGACTATTTTGAGGAACAGGTGATTGACTTTGTGACAGGCCTTTTCAAAATCGCCGGAATTGATGATAAGCCGACTTTTACGCGAAACAGAGATATTAACGCGCTGGAAAACGCGCAGACGCTTTCCGTGCTCGCCCCGTATTTCGATGATGAGTACATGACAAAAAAGGCGCTTGACATCAACGGTGATGGTGACCAGTACGAGGACATGGCGAAGCGCAAGGCGGCGGAAGAGATTGACCGAAGTCTTGCGGAACCGGTCGCGCCGGGGGTGAACGGCGATGGCGAACAGTGACCTCGGGCACAAGCTGACCGACAAGGAGCTTGCAAAGCTTGAACGGCGCATTGCAAAACTATACCGCGAGGCTGGGAAAGAACTGCAAGCGACCATCGACGCATATTTTGAGCAATTCAAAAAGCGCGACGAGGAAATTAAAGCGCTGATCGGCACCGTGCAGAACGGTAAGGAATGGACGGAGGCCGACTATAAGCAATGGCGGCTCAACCAGATTGGGCGTGGGGAACGCTATCAGGCTATGCGTGACAAGGTGGCGCACCGCGTGACCGACGCAAACGCTGTGGCGGTATCCTACACCAACGATGCCACGCCCGGTATCTACTCCCTTAACCGCAACTATTCGGCGTATACCATCGAGCAGGTCGCGGGCAACGTCGGCTTTGATCTGTGGGACGAGCAGACGGTCAAGCGGCTTATGGTAGAGCAGCCCGATTTAATGCCGTATTACCCGCCGAAACGAGCATTAAAGCGTGGTATCGACCTCGCATATGGGAAGAAGCAGATCACTGCAAGCGTCACCAGCTCCATCTTGCAGGGCAAAAGCATCAAGCACATGGCGGACGACCTGCAAACGCGCATTACCACCATGAGCCGCGATAGCGCTATCCGCACGGCCAGAACCGCCGTGAACGGCGCGCAGAACGCCGGACGCATGGACAGCTATGCGGCGGCGGAGAAGATGGGCATCAAGCTCAAGAAACAATGGTTGGCTACGCTGGACTCGCGTACACGCCACTCTCATGCCATGCTTGACGGCGAACAAGTGGCGCAGGACAAGAAGTTTTCTAACGGTTGTCGTTTTCCCGGCGACCCACAAGGGCCACCGTGGGAGATATATAACTGCCGTTGTACGCTGATTGCCGCCGTGGAGGGTGTAGATACCTCTACTGCGCAGAGACGCGCCAGAAACGCCGATACAGGGCAAACAGAGGTTATTTCGAATATGACCTATGCAGAATGGGCGGGGTGGAAGAAAGCGGAAGCGAAAAAGGGAAATAAAACCTTTAATACAGTCAAAGAGGCTGAGGCGTGGATACATGACCAAGGTATTGATTTTGTCATACTTAATGGGGCCGATGCCAAAACAGCAAGTACAATCGCTAATGCGGTAAACACGCTCCCGCCGGGGATAACCCCTAAAGCCATTACGGATTTGACAAGTTTCAAAAAAGGATTTGGGGGAAAATTGCAACGGAAAGACGCTCAAATTTACGGTGTTACGCTTGATAACCTCTGGGGGATAAATTTCGGAGATGGCATGAGGGATTATGACGGCGGCGTTATGGTTGGGTTTAACTTCCGAAATTACAAAAATGCTACCGCTATTGCGAAATCAAAAGAAGATACAAATAAGCGGTATATGGAAAAAACAGGGCATATGTGGCACTTTAATTTGAGCGGAGAAGCTACATATTACCACGAAATAGGACACGCATATGCGGAACTAAAGCGTGAATTGCCAACGGGATTCCATGAGGCGGTGCAAAAGTGGTACAAAGAAAGCCAATGCGATATTTTGCAAAAGGATAGCGAAGCATGGGCGGAAGCGTGGGCGGCATATCACCTTGGGGATAGTAGACTACCAGATTATATAGCTGAATTTATAAAGGGGGTATATTGATGCAATGTATTCCGCTCTGCCTTGATTGCAAAAACTGGGGAGCGAATGATGAATGCCCATATTACACCCCAATCCCACCCGAAATTAAATTGAGAGAACAACTATGCAAGCACTATACGGGCGGGGGATATACCGTGTTTTCTGAGGAGAAAAAATGAGCGTTACAATCGAAGACCACAGTGCGGAGGTTTCCGCTGAGATCAAAGCGGCGATTCTTCGCGGGCTTGAAAAATGCGGGCTGGTGGCAGAGGGATATGCGAAAAAGCTGTGTGACGGATTTAAAAATCCGACAGGCATCCTGCGCAACAGCATTACCCATGTGGTAGACGACGGCGAGCCCGCGGCGTACATCGGCACGGATTCCGAGCACGGCGAGTACGTTGAATTAGGTACCGGCATTTATGCCGAGGGAGGCGGAGGACGGCCTACGCCGTGGGTGTATCAGGATGAAAAAGGCAACTGGCACTACACGCGAGGCAACAAGGCACAGCCATTTTTGAAACCCGCTGCCGCCGACCATGCGGGACAGTACCGGGACATTCTGGAAAGCGAGCTGAAAAATGGATAGGTAAACACCGCGAAGCACAGCGGTTTTTATACAACGTTCGCCCCCGAAGAATTGGGGCCAAGGAAAAGGAGAACGAATAACATGGCGAAATTTACGAGAGCGGAAATTAGAAATATTCTCGGCGAGGCTTGCACCGAAGAGATCGAAAATCGCTTGGTTGCGTTGCATTTGGGCGTGGTTGACCCCCTCAAGGATGATCTCACAAAGTACAAGGCGGACGCGGAGAAGCTGCTCGGCGTCCAGAAGGAATTGGACGGCCTCAAGGCAGCAGGCGATGGCGGGTACAAGGAGAAGTACGAGAAGGAACACTCGGCCTTTGAAGCCTTTAAGACCGACATCACAGCAAAGGAAAGCAAGGCGGCGAAGGAAAAGGCTGTCCGCGCTTACTTTGAGAGCAAAAACATCACCGGCGCGAATCTCGACCTTGCGATGCGCGGCTGCGGCGAGGAAATGGCCGCATTGGAGCTGGACGGCGAGAAGATCAAGGACACCAAAGCCCTTGATGCGCTCGTAGACGGCACCTACAAGGGGCTTGTCTCCACCACGCAGACGCACGGTGCGAATCCCGCCACTCCCCCTGCGAATACCGGCGGCGGCGCAATGACCAAAGATCAGATCATGCAGATCAAAGACAGGGCGGAGCGCCGCGCGGCGATCGCTGCAAACATCAATCTTTTTGAAAATAAGAACGGAGGCTAATTATGGCTGCTGAAACTAATCTGATCAAGAAAAATGACCTCGCCCGCGTGCGCGAGATCGAATTTACCGAAATGTTCGGGTACTCCATCAAGAAGCTGATGGAGGCACTGGGTGTGACCCGCAAGATCGCAAAGCAGGCGGGTACTGTGCTCAAGAGCTACAAGGCGACCGGCACGCTCGAGAGCGGCGTTGTGGCCGAGGGTGACACCATCCCCCTTTCCCACTACAAGACCGAGGCCGTGAACTACAAGGAGATCACGCTCAAGAAGTGGCGCAAGGCCACCTCTGCCGAGGCGATCACCGACCGTGGCTACGATCAGGCGGTGGAGATGACCACCGACGAAATGCTCAAGGATGTGCAGAAGGGCATCCGCAAGAGCTTCTTTGACTTCCTCTCGACCGGCACCGGCGCGGTGAGCGGTAAGAACTTCCAGACTGTTCTTGCGCAGGCGTGGGGCAATCTGCAGGTCCTTTTCGAGGACGACGAGATCGGCGCGGTCTACTTCATGAATCCGCTGGACGTTGCGGATTACCTGTCTACGGCCAACATCACCGTGCAGACCGCATTCGGCATGAGCTACGTCGAGAACTTCCTCGGCCTCGGCACGCTCATCATGAACGCCAGCGTTCCGAAGGGCAAGATTTACGCCACGGCGAAGGACAACATTGTCCTCTACTACATCCCCGTCAACGGCGCTGATCTGCAGGAGGTTTTCACCTTTACCACCGACGCGACCGGCTACATCGGCATCCATGAGGAGCCCGATTACACCAACATGACCGCATCGGACACCGTCATTAACGGCATGGAGCTGTTTGCCGAGCGCATTGACGGCGTGGTCGTTGGCACCATCGACACCGGCACGCTCGGCTCTTTGACGGTCACCTCTGCCGCTGGCTCCAAGAGCGGCGATACCAAGCTGACCGTGTCTCCGGCAAAGGCCGCTGCGGGCAACAAGTATAAGTACACGTCCGGATCCTCTGCCGCGACCGTCGCTTACGGCGACAATGTTGCCGATTGGAACGATTGGGACGGCAAGAGCGACCTGACCATTGCGACCGGCCAGACCGTGACTGTGGTCGAGTGCGACGGCAACTACCACGCGCTCAAGAGCGGCAACGCGAGCGTGACCGCAAAGTGATAAGGAGGGCAGCGTGATGCTTGAACAGGTCTTACGGCACTTGAACAACTGGTTTCTCGTGGACATTCACGAGGGCACGTTCACCGTGGAGAATGGCGGCATTGCGCTGCCCTTTCTCCAAACCAATCAATATTTCCGCATCTGCGGCTCCGTGTTCAACGACGGGCTGCACCAATACCCCGTGATCGACCTGACGGATGAAACATTTACCGGTACGGTGTGGGCGCTGGCGGTGCCAAAGGCTGTGATTACACTTGCCGAAGATATCGCCGCGTGGGAAGAAAAGAACGGAGAGGCCGTTGCAAGCCCGTATCAAAGCGAGAGCTTCGGGGGCTACTCTTACACCAAACGCAGCGCGGGAAGCGACAGCGGCACGTTAAACGGCTGGCAGGACGCTTTTAGAGGCCGGTTAAACGACTGGCGAAAGCTCAAGGGGGTGGAACCGTGAGTTTACTGGACGACTTTGCCCACAAGTGCATTCTGATGGAGAAAAAGCGCACGCCGGACGGCGCGGGCGGCTACATCACCGCGTGGGAGGAGGGCGCGGAGTTCCTCAACTATCAGGCGCTCGACACCTCAATGGAGGCCCGCAGAGCCGAAAAGGAGGGTGTGACCTCGGTGTATTCCGCGCTGGTCAACAAGACCGTTCCCATCGAGTATAACGACTATTTCCGCGATACGTCCACCGGCAACACCTACCGCGTGACCTCAAACCCGGAAGAACGGGCTGCGCCGCGGACGGCAGGCCCGACGATTCGGGCGCTGAAATTTTTTACCGCGGAGCGAAAGGAGCTGCCGAAATGACAAAGGATAAGGCGCTCCATGCGTGGTTTTCTCAATTTCTCCCGACATTCCCAACATCCAATGTGCCGGAGGATGCGACGTTCCCGTGGCTGACCTATGAACTGATTACCGGATCATGGGAGAGCGGCGAAATCGCGCTGACGGTCAACCTCTGGTATTACACCGAAAGCGAAGCGATACCCAACGCCAAGGCACAGGAAATCAGCGACGCCATCGGCATGGGCGGTTGCATGGTGCCGTACGACGGCGGGGCGATGTGGATCAAGCGCGGCTCTCCGTGGTGCCAGAATATCGCGGATGAAAGCGATAAAAACATCAAGCGGCGGTATCTCAACATTACGGTTGAGTTCCTGTCGCAAAACTGATGAAAGGACAACGACATGAAATTTACCAAGATTCCTTCTGATGCATTTCAGAAGCTTCAGATCAATGCGGGCATTCTGACGACCGACTTTACGCCTGCAACCGGCGCCATCGGCGAGGCGGGGCAGATCGGCGCAACGACCGGCGGCGTCAACTTTACCGCCACGCCGACCTATTCGGACATGGGCGCGGATATTGACAACTGTCCGAAGAACATGAAGGAGCTGAAAACGCTCGATTCGTGGGAGGCCAAGATGGCCGGTACGTTTGTCAATGCCGATACCGCCATTGCAAAGCGGCTGTGCGGCGCGGCGGACATCGGGACGACCGACACGACCAAGGTCACGCCGCGCAACGACCTCAAGGACGCGGACTTTGACGATATCTGGCTCGTGGGCGATTACTCTGACAAGAACGGCGAAACCAACGGCGGCTTTATCGCTATCAAGCTGCTCAACGCGCTTTCCACAGGCGGTTTCCAGCTCAAGACGGCGGACAAGGCCAAGGGCCAGTTTGCCTTTGAGTTTACCGGCCACTATTCCATGAGCGCACAGGACACCGTTCCCTTTGAAATCTACATCAAGGCCGGCACGGCGGAGGCGTAAATGAAACTTTCCGATCTTAGTACCGAAAAAGCGGCTGATGTGTTGTGTGAAATCAGCGTTTATACTCTGTCGATTCTCGGAGATGAGAAACTTCGTGAATCGCTGAGAAATGGAATCGACAAAACGGGCGCTGAAACATTTGCAGAAAAGTATGCATTTGCAACTGAGAAGATTACCGCTCTGCTCCCTGTGCTTTTGAAAACGCATCGAAATGATCTTTTTGGCATTATCGCTGCGGTAAATAGCATTTCTGCCGATGTAGTGGCGAAGCAAAATGTCATGGTTACGCTTAACCAGTTCAAGGAAATCATGAGAGACGAGGAAATGATCTCTTTTTTCAGGTCGTGCGCGCGGGAGAATGGCAAGTAACGGCGGCACTCTTGTGCGTGCCTAAACTACACGCGCGCGCATTGATAAAACTTTTGCCGAGGCTAATTGCCGAGCAACAAAAAGATGCCGCATACCGCATTTATGTGACGGATGCGCTGCGGCTCGTTGCGGAGAACACGGCGCGATACGCGAGCGGGAACTACATCAAGGCGCGATACGCGGACATTATTGAGCCGAAAAAGCAGGACAACAGAACGTGCGAAGAGATCACCGCCGATGTGGTCGCGCGGTGCGGATTGGTGGTGAAAAAAGCCTCCCCGATTGGGGAGGCGGGAGATCAGAGCGATGTGACCGGCTGAGCGGTAATGTGACAAAACTCCTTGAGTTTTTTTGCGACCTTTTCGCCCTTGTAGCGGCGGGTATCCTTAAACTCGAGAAATTGATCCGTACCGTCCTGTGCGGTGTAGCTGATGACAAAATAGCTGTCGAGTTTCTTGACCTCCTTTTTGCCGGTTCCGCTGACCGCGCCAACCACGGCACCGAGACCGCCGAAGAGCATTCCTCCGGCGACCGCGCGTCCGATGACGGACTTGTTCTTTTCGACAAGCTCCTCTCGGAAGCCGTAGAACACATCGGTGATCTGGCTGTATTGCAGGGTGATTGGTGTTTTTATGATTGGATTAGACAAAGAAAGATAATCCTCATACAGGGCGACTTCTATCGCTCCGTCTTTCGGAATTTGTCCGAGTTCTTGCTGAATGCAAAAATAATCGCTGATAATGCTCCCTTTTTTGCTGGTGAAAAACCCCATAAATAACCCCTCCTTATATTAGCATCTTAACCGTTCCAAATCCCTCTGTCAAGGGGGGAGAAAGGAAGTGAGCGAATGAATTTAATGGACCTGTTTATTAAGATCACTGTGGACGACAGCGGCGTGGAACAGGGAATGGCAAGCGCAAAGGCAAGCGTGAGCGACGCCTCGACGGTCATCACGGCCAAGGCGGTCGCGATCGGAAACGCGATGTATGAAGCGGGCAAAAAGGCGGTAAACGGCTTTGCGCAGCTTGGAAAATTTGCCTTTGAGGTCGGCACGGCCTTTGATACCTCAATGGCGAGCGTGGCGGCGATCAGCGGCGCGACCGGAGGCGAGCTGGACGCGCTGACGGAGAAGGCAAAGGAGATGGGCGCGCAGACAAAATTCTCCGCGTCCGAATCCGCCGACGCCTTTACTTACATGGCAATGGCGGGCTGGAAAACAGAGGAGATGCTCGGCGGCATCGAGGGCATTATGAATCTGGCCGCTGCGTCGGGAGAAAACCTCGCATCCGTGTCCGACATCGTGACGGACGCGCTGACGGCCTTTGGGCTTTCGGCACAAGACTCCGGACACTTTGCCGACGTGCTGGCGGCGGCGTCGAACAACGCAAACACGAATGTTTCGATGCTCGGCGGCTCGTTTAAGTATGTCGCGCCCGTGGCGGGCGCGCTGGGGTACAGCATCGAGGATGTGTCTGTGGCGCTCGGCTTGATGGCAAACAGCGGCATCAAGGCGGACCAGGCGGGTACTTCGATGCGCGCGATGCTCGCCCGCTTGGCAAAGCCGACAAAGGAGGTCTATGCTGCTTTTGACCGGCTTGGTATCAGCGCGGAGGAAGCATTGACCAACGCGGACGGCAGCATGAAGCCGCTGAGCGAGACGGTCGGCATTCTGCGCGAGAAAATGAGCGGGCTAAGCGAGGCGGAGCAGGCCAATGTGGCGGCAGGCATCGCAGGACAGGAGGCTATGTCGGGGCTATTGGCTATCGTCAACGCATCGGAAAGCGACTACCAGAAGCTGACAAACGCGATTGCCAATGCCGACGGAACGGCGGAACACATGGCGGGCGTGATGCTCGATAACCTCCCCGGTGCGATCACAATCATGAAGTCTGCAATGGAAGGCCTTGGCGTGGCGATTTATGAAAACGGCTCCGGCGCAATGCAAGGATTTGTTCAAAAAATCACCGAGGCTATCGGAAAGGTGACGGAATTTGTCGAGGGCGGCGGGTTATCTCGGCTCGTGGATGGCTTCCGCGATCTTCTTCCGTGGATCACCGGCGTAACGGCGGCAATAGTGAGCTATAAGACCGCTATGGCGATCTCCGGCGTAATTGATGCAGTGAAGAAGTCCACAGAGGGGCTTTCCATCGCGCAGGCCGCTTTAAATGCGGTGATGAACGCCAACCCGTTTGTGCTGATCGCTTCTCTGCTGGCGGCGCTGGTGACGGCGCTGGTGACGCTGTATATGACCAATGAAGAATTTCGGAACAAGGTCAATGCGGCGTGGGACTCGGTCAAGGAGACCATCGCTGGCGCAGTCGCGGCGATCAAGGGTTTTTTCACCGAGACTATCCCGAATGCGGCACAGACGGCGCTTGACTGGTTCCACAGCATTCCGGAGCAGATGAAAGAGGTGGGAAGAAACCTCCTTATGGGTCTTTGGGACGGCATCACCGACAAGGTGGAATGGCTCAAGGGTAAAGTGACTGGCATTGTGGATACCATCAAGGGATGGTTTACCGGAAAGGACGGCTTTGATGAGCACTCGCCCTCGAAATGGTCGCGCGGCGTGTTTCGCTATGTGATGGAGGGCGGCGCGGAAGGACTGAGCGATGGCCTGCCCGCGCTGATGCGCGGCGTAAGCGGCGTGAGCGGTCGCGTCAAGAGTGGGCTGGACTTTGGAACGGCGACGGTAGGCTTTGCCGATTCCGGCGTCGGGCGGTCGAGCGCGGCTATCGTCAACAGCATGGGCGTGAGCACAGAGACCGGAACGACCACCATCAACCTGATGTTCCCGGACGGCACAAAGCTGGCGAGCTATCTGCTGCCGTTTTCCATCAAGGCGGCGGCTGCGGCGGGCACGCCTATCGCAAACGCGCAGATGGCATAAGGAGGCGGCATGAATCAACTCATTTTAGATACCGGCGGCTATGCGATCCTCTTGCCGGAAAGCCAGAAGGGCGGCTATACGGCTTACGAAGAGCCGCTAAGCGTTGACCTTGTGATGCTGCCGGGGAACATGGTGCGCGAGCTGCGTGGAACGGTGTGGCGCGTGAATTACCAGTACGGCTATTTTACCGACGAGGAGAAAAATAACCTGCTTGCGGCGTGCAAAAAGGGGAGAAATGAGCCGATCCTCTGCGCGTTTCTTCCGCCGAACAGCACGGAAATGATTTCGTCCGAGTTTTTTGTGACGGCATTTTCTTCGCCGAAATTTATGTGGAGCCGTGAGGGAAAGCCAATGTGGGGTGATTTTTCCGTCGAGCTGCGGGAGGTGACGCCGCATGATTGAGGCGACCTCTGCGTTTCGCTCGGCTATCGTCGGGAAAACAAGGCGCATCTACCTCAAAGCAGTGGTGGACATCTCCGACCCCGATATGACCATCGGGGCGGTCACGTCAAGCGGGCTTGCGCCGTGGTCGAAGTCGGCACAGCTGACGGACAAGGACATTTCCGCGCCTCCGCGCTACGCAACGCTGGAGAAAAACCGCTGGTTGCTGGATGGATCGTTTGCGATTTTCCCCGACGACTACCAAATTGCGGGCGAAATTGGAACGGCAAGTGAGGCATTGTCTGGTGCGGACGGAACGTTTTCTACTCCGGCATGGACGCAGCTGTCATTTGCCAATGTCAGCGTTTTGCAAGCGTGCAGCATCTTCTTTTCTTCCGACCCGCTTGACGGTGTGCCGGAGGATTTTACGGTGGATATTCTGGTCGATGGCGTGTCTTATCATACGGAAACGTATACCGGGAACACGCAAAGCGCCGTCAAGATATCCGGCTTTACGGTCTACACGCCGGATGCGATCAAGATCACTGTGACCAAATGGAGCCTGCCGTACCGCAGGATGCGAACGGTAGAGATCATACCGGGCTACTACGAGCAATGGAGCGAAAATATGCTGGCATCCTTTTCCGTGCAGCAGCAGGGGGACGTATCTTGCCTGACGCTACCATACGGAATGCTCAAAATGGCGATGAACAACAAGAACCGTATGTTCGAGCCGCGGAGCAAGTCAGGGCTGTTCCAGAGCATCGAGGAGCGGCAGGGCGTGGAGACCTACATCGGCGTGCGGCTTGCGGACGGCACGGTGGAGTATAAGCGCGTGGGCGTCTTCTACCAATACTCCGACGGCTGGAAGACCGGCGACAACGGCCTGACGATGCAGTGGGACCTTGTGGACATCATCGGGCTGCTCGCCGACCGCGCGTACCTCGCGCCGACGGTGCTGCCCATCACGCTCTCTGGCTGGATCGCCTCACTCGTGTCTCAGCTCGGCACCAATTTTGCGGACCGCTACACGGTTGACGCGGACTTTGCCGACCTCGCGGTCACGGCCTCGAGCCGCGCCGCGGTGAGCGGGAAGAAGTGCGGCGACATCCTGCGCTGGGCCTGCATGGCGACCGGCACATGGCCGCGCGCGGACGCAGAGACGGGCAAGCTCGCGGTGGAACCGCTGTGGAACCAGGGCAGCAAGATCACGCTGGAAAACCTCGTCAATTACCCGACGATGAAGGCCAACCAGTCCCTTGCGTCGCTCATTTTCCACCTCTCGGACGGGACGGAGTACGTCGTCTCTGGCAACTCCACGAGCAGCGAAAAGACCGTGACCATCGAGAACCCGTTTCTGCACACGCAGGCGCAGGCGCTCACGGCGGCGCGGCTGATCCTCTCGTGCTACGGCGGCAACCAGCTGGAGCTGACGGGGCGCGGCGACCCGTCCTCCGAGATCGGCGACGTGGACACCGTGTGGCTCAACGAGAGCAGGGCGACGGCGGCGCGGCGCATCTACCAGACCTTCCAGTTCGCGGACGGCGTGCTGCAGGGCTGCCAGAGTAAGCTCTTGCAGGCGGACGGCTCGTATCTCTACGACGCCTTTGAGATTATCCGCGAGAGCGGCACATGGACCGCGCCTCCCGGCGTGACGCATCTGCGCCTTGTGCTCGGTCAGGGCGGTCAGGGCGGAGGCTACGGCGGCGACGGCTACGTCGCAGGCTCTGGCGCGCTCCCCGGCAGCGGCGTAGCGGCGGGCTACGGCGATCCCGGCACAGACGGCCTCGGCGGCAAGGTGTGGTTTGACACCGTGACCATCAACGCCGGTCAGACCTTCAGCGTCAGCCTCGGCGCGGGCGGCGCGGCGGCGGCCACGCAGAGCGCGGAAGGCTTAGAGGGTGGAGAGACTACCTTCGGTGTCTACTCCTCCGCCAACGGCCAGCGCTACCCGAACGGCTACACGGACATCGCCAACGGGCAGGTGTTCGCCCGCACGGGCGTTGCCGTGCCCGAATCGGGCACGGGCGACGGCGGCAAGGGCGGAGGCGGCGGCGATCCGGGACAGGGCTATTGGAAGGAGCTGTTTTGGACGCCGGACATCCCCGGCTACAACGACAACAACGCCGGGAAACCGCGCGGCTGGGAGTTCGTCGTGACGAAGGAGCCGGGCAAGGGCAAGCCGGGCAAGGCCGGCGCAAGCGGCTTTGTCATGGTGACATGGGACAGATCGGAGGAGACGGCATGAGCGGATTACCAAGCGGGTATACACAGCTGGAGTACATCCAGAGCAGCGGGACGCAGTATATCAATACGAGGTTTAAGCCGAACAATAATACGCGAGTTTTTTTGACTGCGAATTTGACATCAACGCCTACTGGCAATACTGCCCTTTTTGGAGCAAGGACGTCAGCGAACAGCAAAAACTACGCCATGTTGTTTATTCCCCCGTCTTTTCGCTCCGACTACAACAACACCTACACACAGACGTGGCAAATTACTGCGACCACCAAAAGGACATATGACAAAAATAAAGAGACTACAACAATAGATGCAATATCAAAAAGCTACACGAATGCCCTGTTTCAAGCGGACTATGCTCTTTATCTTTTTGCCATAAACTCCGCGGGGGTCTCGCAATGGTATGCATCAATGCAGATGTACGCCTGCCAGATCTACGACAACGGCACACTAATCCGCAATTTTGTCCCCTGCAAAAATGCCTCCGGCGCGGTCGGCCTCTATGATACGGTCGGCAGACAGTTTTACGCCAACGCCGGAACAGGCACGTTTACCGCCGGCCCGGAAGTTGTTTATGAGCCGGATGCCCCGACAAATTTTGCCGCCTCCGTATCCGGTCAAACCGTTGCGTTAAGCTGGGCCGCATCGGCAAACGCAGCCGGCTACCGTCTCAAACGGGACGGCGTGCAGATCGCGGATCAGACCGGCACGACCTACACCGACACCGTCCCGGACGGCACCACGCTCTGCACCTATGCGCTGACCGCCTACAATGACGCCGGAGAAAGTTCGGCCGCAGCTTTAACGGTTATTTTAAGACTGGACCTCATCACCGACCGCACGCGCGCGGACGTGGAGAATGAGACCGACAAGGGCTTTTACAACGCCTCTGACCTCAACCGCGTGGGCGCGGCGGCGGAGTACATCGCGGGCCGCTTTGCGGCGCTCGGCTATGCCTGCCCCGTGACGGTCAAAAAAGACTGGCTGACGAGCGACGCGCCGACCGCCTCGCAGCTGGAGACCTACCGGCAAAACATCGTCACGCTGCGCGGACAGATCGCGGTCATGCAGTCCACACCGGAGGCCCCGGCGAGCATGGCGGGGCTGAACTACGTCAAGGCAAACAATATCGAGCAGATTTTGCTCGACCTCGACGCGCTCATTACCAACATCACAAAATCGTGGTGCTTCTCCGGCGAGCTGTACGCCGGGGAGGTATGAAAGGAGACAATATGCAGGACAGAGTATCTTTATATCCCGGCCGCGTGAAGCTGGAACCGGTCGCGGGGCAGGCCAACACCTACGACCTCACGCGCGCCGACCAGCCCACGCAGGAGGGCACGCCGCTCAATAAGGCGAGCCTGCTCAGCGACGCGACCGCGGCAGCCATCAAGGCGCTGCTCGCATCGCAGACAGAGGACCCAGCGACGCTAAATGCAGCGCTGGCCATTTTGGCACAGGCTGTCGATGCGGCAGCAACAAAGGCCGATGTTGTCGACTCCAAAGGCAACTGCGAGATATACTATGGCAGCTACGTCGGGAATTCCAGCAACACCACCACGACCATGACCTTTCCGCATAAGCCGATCGCCGTCATGGTTTGCGGACGCCGCGACAAAAGTATGGTCGCGTGGCGCGGTCAGGAGTACGCGCCGCTGCTGCCGACCAGCAATTCAAGCGTTAAGGTCAGCTGGGCTGACCGCAGCGCGACGTGGGAGAACGGCGGCGACAACAACTACCTGAACTGGACCGGCTTCACGCATAAGGTCATTGCATTGCTGGACGCGGAAGAGTAAAAAAGGAGGGAATCAAATGCATATCCTGTCAAGGAAATTGTCTGAAAACGGCGGTTACTCTGTAATCCAGACGTGGCCCGGCGATGTACCGCCGGAGGGCTACGTCATCGTGCCGGACACGCTGGACACCAAGGTATTTTATGAGTTTCTCGGCTTTGTCGACCTCACCATCGAGGGAAACACCGTGACCGCCATGACCGGGAACCAGGCAGCGCTGGACGCCTACAAGGCAAGCCTGCCCGAGCCAACACCTCCGCCGCCGACCACCGAGGAGCGCGTCGCCGCGCTGGAAAGTGAAAACACCATGCTCAAGGCGCAGGTCAGCGCGCAGAGCGCCGTGACCAGCATCACCTTTGTGGCGCTGGCGGAGAGTGGCGGGCTTGATGAGATAACGGCGAGCGAGCACGCGGAGCTGTTCGCCGAATGGGCCTACCCCGTCGCCTACACCGTGGGGCAGCTCCGCCGCTACAACGGCACGCTCTACAAATGCGTGCAGGCGCACACCTCGCAGGCCGACTGGACGCCGGACACGGCGGCGAGCCTGTGGAGCGTGGCGGCAGACCCGGCGGAGGAGTGGCCCGCGTGGAGCCAGCCCGTCGGCGCGCACGACGCTTACGCCAAGGGCGACAAGGTGAGCCACAACGGCAAGCACTGGACGAGCAACGTGGACAGTAACGTGTGGGAGCCGGGCGTGTACGGCTGGACGGAAGCAACCGAATAATAGCCGCGCAGCGGCAGAAAGAGAAAACGCCTATGAACCTATCGACCGTCGCATCGACCTGCTCGGAGATCACCGGCGAAAGCTACGCCGATGATAAATAAATTTTGAACAAAGAAAAGGAGAACAAAACAATGGCTACTTACAAGAGAATCGCATCCGACGGCAAGCCCATCGAGGTCACCGACATGCCCTACGGTCTGAGCGAAAATTCGGGCATCAGGACCAGCATCAAGCAGCCGGTCATGGCGCGCGACATTTCCCGCGCCGGCACGGAGATCTACGTCCTGCCGCAGTACAAGCTCACCTACGACGCGGACGGCTACTGCGTCAAGACGGAGAAGTGCCACATCCCGGAGGACATCGCGGAAAAGCTCATGGAGCTGAACAAGTGAGCAGAGCGGGGGCTATCCCCCGCTCTATCCTAAGGAAAGAGAGACAACGCCTATGAACCTATCGACCGTTGCATCGACCTGCTCGGAGATCACGGTCATCCTCGCGGCGCTGGCCATGCTCATCAAGCCCATCCGCAACAAGCTGCTCGGGCTGGACAAGCTGACCGACGCGCTCAAATGCCAGCTCCGGCACGACATGCTGCACACCTACTACCGCCACAGGGAGGGCCGCACCATCCGACAGTACGAGCTGGAGGATTTTCTCTATCTCTACCGGGGCTACAAGGCCCTCGGTGGCAACAGTTTTATCGACCGCATCAAGTCGGAGATCGACGAGTGGGAGGTAATGTCATGAAAGACGTCAATGGCGCTACCTCGGAGGAAATCCGCATGATAAAGGCCATCCAGCGCTCCGTCGGCGCGCTGGACAACGGCTACATCGGCAACCAGACCTTGAGCGACATCGCGGCGAAGCTCGGCGCGGACTGCTGGCCCCTTAACGTCGATCTGTACGGGCAGCCCGCGATCATCGCCCGCGAGATCGATCCTGTCAACATAAGCGGACGGCTGCCAGAGAACAGCATTTCGGGGAGCTTTTCGTGGCAGGGCGCGCCGTGCAGCATCCTCGTGCGCGGCGGCAGGGTCGTGCGCGGCATGAGCTGCCACTATCCCCGCCCCGAGAGCGTGCTCTACAAGATCCCGGGCGGCGCGGTGCGCATTGCCCGCGTGTCCTCGGCGGCGGCGCTGGGCGGCGTCGTGTGGGCGGTCGGCGGGCTTGGCCTGCTTGACCGCTATGACCCCGCGGCGGAGGGCTTTACGGGCGCATACTCCGACGTGCTGCGCAAGACCAACCACACCGTCCTCGGCTACAAGGGCGGGCTGCTCTACGGCGTCTACTGCCGCAGCATGACCGCGCAGCAGGTCAACGCCTTTTGTCGGGACAAGCTCAAGCTGGAATACGCCGTCATGTTAGACGGCGGGCACGTCGCCGCCATCAACGGCGCGTGCAGCAAAATCAACACACAGACGCGGCAGTTCTATGCCGTGCAGTTTCTGTAAAGGAGGCAAAAATGCAAAATCGAATTGCAAATCTGCTCACGGTCAAGAGCATCGTGACCATCGTGCTCACGGCGGTTTTCTCGGTGCTCGCCCTGCGCGGCAGCATCAGCGGGACGGAGTTTCTGACGATCTTCACAACCGTCATCGCCTTCTACTTCGGCACCCAGACCGAGAAGCGCAAAAATGAAGAGGTTTCTTGAGACCCTGACCGCGTGGGAGGGCGCGGTGCGCGGCGACGCGGTGCACAAGCAGATCGTGGACGCCTACAACAGCTATCTCCCGCACCCGCGCGGCCACAGGCTCACCTATTCGGACGACTACTGCGCGGCGATGGTGTCCGCGGCGGCGATCCTCTGCGGCCTGACGGAGGTGCTTCCCATTGAGTGCTCCTGCGGTGAGCAAATGCGCTGGTATCAAGCGCGCGGCCAATGGATTGAGGACGACGCGCACGTCCCAACGGTCGGAGAACAGGTGTTTTACTGCTGGAACGACCGCAAGGACTACGCCCTCACGGACTGCACGGGCGCTCCGAACCACACGGGCATAGTGACCGCCTGCGACGGGCAAAAGATCACGGTGTTCGAGGGGAACAAGGGCAAGGAGCACGAGTGCGCGTACCGCGTCATTCCCGTCAATGGGCACTATATCCGGGGCTTCGGCGTGCCGGAATACCCCGCGGACAAGACCGTGCTCACGCGCGGCGACAAGGGCGAGGCGGTCGGTAAGCTGCAAGAGCTCCTCAACGCCTGCGGCTACGCGCTGGATGTAGACAACTCGTTCGGCCCCGCGACGCAAAGGGCGTGGGGAGAATATGTTTACGCATATCTCGAAAAAATTCTAAAATAACGAAAGGAAAACGGGCGGGAGGCATGCCTCCCCTCGCGTGAGCGCTCTGCAAGCCCCGGCGCACAGCATGGACAAGCAGCACCGAGCGATCCGGGCAAAATTATCCTCTATGGCCCCGCGGCGGGCCGTGGCATACATTCGGTCTTTTGAGCTTCCACCCGACGAAATGGCGTGCCTCGTCGAGTGCGACGTGCGGGGCCGCTCTTGCGTACAGGTGGCATTTGAAATGAACCTGTCGCCGGATACGGTCAAAAAGTATCGCCGAAAGGCGTACCGCAAAATCGCATCGGAAGTCTTTGAATAGGAAAAGAGCTTCACCAAACGGTGAGGCTCTTTTCCTTTATGGGGGGAGTATGAATGACGCATGGAGTACGTCGTGACAAAAAATTAGCATATTCCGTCAGAATTTGCAAGAGCAATCGTTCGACGAATTTCGCCGTACACTTTTCATCCCTTTTTCCGGCACTTTGGGAAAGGGGTTTTCTTGTACCATAGAGGCAGAAAAGGAAGTGCGCTGTATGTACGAACGGCTTTTGGCTTGTGGATTTACCGAGCAAATGGCGATGGACATTTTGACACTGTTTCCTGATCCTGATGAGTTAAGACGGTACGTGTATTTTGCCGAGCTGTTCCACGCCTGCCGAGAAAGGACGGAGTGATATGCCTTATCCGTATTATCAGACCCCGTATCAACCAATGGGCTACGGGTACAACAATTATGCCCCTGTAAGCGCGCAGAACGCCGCAGGAGCGCAGCAGATGTACAGCGGTCAAATTACCCGCGTGAATGGGAGAAACGGTGCAGACGCGCTCAGGCTCGCGCCGAACAGCTCCGTTTTGCTGATGGACGAGAACGACCCAATCGTGTGGCTCAAAGTGACGGACGGCGCGGGATATGCAACGGTCACGCCGTACAGCATCGCGCCGTATCAGGCGGCGGCTCCGGTTGACGTCAACAGTCTTGAGGAACGCGTAAAGAGATTGGAGGAAAAGCTCAATGCCAAATCCGATGATGCAAATGCTGATGGGCGGCGGAAGCAGAAGACCGAATAATCCCCTTGCGATGATGGCAGAGTTTCGCAAATTCGCAGCGGGCATGACGCCGCAGAAAGCACAGCAGGAGATCGAGCAGCTTTTGGCGTCAGGGAAAATGTCGCAGGAGCAGTTTCAGCAGCTCCAACAGCAGGCAAAGGACTTTATGCAATTCCTGAAATAAGCCGGGTCGACACGGTTTATTGATAAATTATTTTGAAAGGAGTGTTTTCCATAGATAATTATTCCCTTTCCGATCTCGCGGCAGTGACCCGCGATAACGACGGCAACGGCTGGGGCTCCGGTTGGTTCCTCATCGTCGTGCTGTTCCTGTTCATGTTTGGCTTCGGCGGAAACGGCTGGAACCGTCAGGGCGAATTCGGCCAGTATGCCACGGCTGCGAGCCAACAGGAAATTTTGTTTGGCCAGCAGTTCGGCCAGATCAACGACCGCCTGACTAACATCGGCAACGGCATCTGCAATCTCGGATACGAAATGCAGGGCAACATCGGCCAGCTTGGCAAGGAGGTTGCGCTTGCGCAGGCAGGCACCAACACCACCATCATGCAGACCGGCAACAGCATCCAGAGCCAGCTTGCGTCTTGCTGCTGCGAGCAGCGCCTTGCGACAGCCAACCTGTCCGCGCAGATGGATCGCCAGACCTGCGACATCACCACGGCTATCCACGCAGAAGGCGAAGCTACCCGCGCTTTGATGCAGGCTAATGAGCTGCAGGCTCTCCGCGACAAGGTGGCAAGCCTTGAGATGGACAACCGTATGTGCGGCGTCGTCCGCTATCCGAGCGGCTACACGTACAACGCGGGCTCGTCCCCCTTCTGTGGCTGCAACAGCGGCTGCAACGGAAATATCTGAAACCATTCTCCCCGTGTGAAGAATATGGTAGGCCCTCTTTGGCCGGGTAAATGGGCGAGGGCGATCCCCTCGCCCTTATATTTTGAAAGGAGACTTTACTATGTCTTGTAAATCCGCTCTTTACACCGCCATGCAGACGCCGACTGAGGTTGCCGTCAATGGCGTTATCCCCCTCGGCAGTCTGGTTCGTCGCTACGGCTGCGACATCACACTCAACGGCAATGCCGTCAACATCGTCGGCAAAGGCTATTACGACGTTGACGCGTCTATCACCGTCGCACCGACGGCAGCGGGCACGGTCACGGCGACGCTCTACAAGGACGGCGTTGCCGTCCCCGGCGCTACCGCTTCCGCTGCGGGCGCTGCCGGTGCTCCTGTCGTGCTGGCATTCCCTGCGCTGGTGCGTCAGGCGTGCTGCGCGTCCGGCGCTGCGCTTACGCTGGTGCTGACTGGTGCGGCATCGACCGTCAGCAATGTTGCCCTGCGCGTGCAACGCATCTGATATGCAACAGGACGAGCAATGGCTTGAATTTCTTGATATCCTGACGGTCTTATCGTTTGTGCTGCAGCTGCAAAACCAGTCAAAAATATTTGGGTTGCAGGAAGTGCAGAACGACAATAACCGCGTGGCGCAGGAGATACACAAGCACCTTGAATCGCAGGACAAAAAAATAGACCAAATATTGGAGGTGTTATCCCATGAAACTGATTGAAAAACTCTCCGAGATGATCGAGGAAGAGATCGAAGATGCTGAAAAGTACGCCAAGTGCGCGCTGAAGTACAAGGATACCGACAGCGCTCTTGCAAAGACTTTTTACGATCTCTCGACTGACGAAATGCGGCACATGACGTTGCTGCATGATGAGGTCGCGCGCATCATCACCCAGTACCGCAAGGAGAACGGCGAGCCGCCTACCGCGATGCTGGCCGTATATGACTATCTGCACGGAAAGCAGATCGAAAAAGCGAAAGAGGTCAAAGACTATCAGGCAATGTATCGCGGGTGACGCCCATGATCGACTTTGACGAGATCGAGAAAGAAATCATCAACATGGAAGCAAACCGCGACACGTCTTATGCCACGATGGAGAGATTAGCCCCTCTCTATGCCGCTATGACCTACAAGCGGCTCTGTGCCAATCCGGAAGTGTACGAGCCGCAGGCCGTGTCTGCGGTTGGCGACAGCGCATTTTTGCTTGCCGTCAGCGGCATGGACAGCGTCAAGGCGTGGGAGATTATGGACGAGCTGATGGACAGCCTTAAAATCGTCAATGAGCGCGTGTACAACAGCGTCATGCGGAAGCTCGAAAAATGAGAACACCCCCGTCGTAAGGCGGGGGTGCCCTTTTGGGCATAACTTACCTTCGGGGACACGAAGGTCAAATATGCCTAACGGGGCGTTACAAAAAACGCGCCGTCGTCATCTGCGTCAATTCTCCGAATAAAGCGCGCCCAAAATTCCTTTTTCTCTTCCCGGGAGTAAGTGTCATATTCAGCAAGCCCATTTCGGAGCGCATCAAGGTTTGTCTTTGGCTTTTCCTCTACCGTTTCAAGTGTTTTCTTCAAGCTCGCATACTCCCGCTTGTATTCATCCAGCTCGATCAAATCATTCAGATAAAGCGTTTTTAGCTTGCTCATTTTCTTTCGTATCGCGTCCGCGCTTTGCGTGGGCTTTTTTTCTGTTTTTTTGTAATAGCGGTTGTTTCGCTCGGCAATCCCCTCAAGCTCATGCAATAAATAATCTTCCAGCGCGTCTTCGCGGATCCTCTTTTTGTGCTGGCACGCGGAATTGTCAAGCATTCGCGTCCGGCATCGGTAGTAAGTATAAATCTGCTTTGCCGTTTCCGACTGCATCGTTTTCCCACACTCTTTGCAATGCAACAAGCCGGAGAACAGATAAACGCGATCTGTCTCAACTCCCGCACAGCGCTGCGACCGCTGGCGGAGAATATCATTTACAATGTCAAAATCCTGCTTGCTTATTAGAACGGGGCAAGCATTCTCGATGCCGTACACCTCGCCGATATAAAGCCGGTTCCTAAAATAGTTTACATACTTGGTATACGCGCGGTCAATGCCCCACGTCTCGAGCATATACTTCTTTACGCCCAGCACGCTTTGCAGTCTGATATACGCCGCAAACATATCTCGTGCGGCATCTGCCGTATCGTTATCAATCTGGTATTGCCTGTCCTTAACAATATACCCTAAAGGGGCTTTTGATCCTGCCGGTTGGCCTTTTGCGCGCTTGCCGTCGTTGATAAATTTGATCCGCTCGCTTGTGCGGTCGGCCTCGTCCTGCGCGACAGACAACATGATGTTGACCTTTAATCGCCCGGACGCGGTGCGCGTCTCGTAGTCCTCTTCCGTCGCCTGCCATGTCACGCCGTATTTGTCCAGCTGCGTCTGCACGTCGTAGTATCCCGCGACATTGCGGAACCAGCGGTCAAGCTTGATAAACAGGATCGTGTCTACCTTCCCCGCTTTGCAATCATCCAGCAGCCGCAGGAGCGCGGGGCGCTTTTTATACGGCTTTCGCGCGGATATGCCCGCGTCCTCGTATATGCCCACCACGGTCATTTTATTCGCTTTGGCATACCTTGTCAGCGTGTCCCGCTGCTCTTGCAGGGACAGCCCATGCCGCGCCTGCTCCTCGCTGGACACGCGGATATATAGCGCCGCTCTCATCAAATCCCCCTCCAAAATCCGTAATCTATACAATGAAAATCAATGTACACGCACCACACAGCGAGAAAAACGATGATGAGGAACATTATAGCAATCACGCCGTTGCGGATACGCACGCCGCGCCGCATGATCTCAATGGTATCGGCCTTTGCGTCAACATGGCGTTCCAGCTCATCATTCCGCGCTTGCAAAGTTTTCTCGGTCGGCGTCAAGTGTTCGGAAATTTCGAACGCTTCATCAAGCGATATTCCAAGCGCTTTGCAGATCGGCGCGACGGTGTAGATGGACGGAGCTTTAGAAAACTTGGAAAAGAAGTTCTGCACGGTGGACAGCGGCACGCCGGAATCGTCTGAAATGTCTTGATAGGTCAGTTTCAATTCTTCTTTACGGTTTCTACACACTTCTTGAATGTTCATTTACGCCACCTTAATTTTTCCGATTTTCGCGCCGCAAAGTCGCAAGATGAGGTCTTGTCGAGCCATGTCGAACGCTGCCTTATTGCAAGGCTTCGGCATTGAATTACCAAGCCAAAGTGGGCTACGGTAAAGACAAGCAGCGGCGGCCGGTCCCCGCTGGCTGCAAAAAGGCCCCGCCGTTTGTTGCAGAGGGCGGCGGGGCCGATCTGAACTACACCGTCTTGCAGTTTTTAGAATTTTTCCTTTTCTTTTTAGACGATAGCTTTTCTATCTTCTCAATATACCCGGCTTTCTTTTCCTTATACGCAGGGTTCTTGATCATTTTTACGGCCCGCAAGGCGTCATCATATTGCTGTATTTTGATATACAGATCAGCAAGGCGGAACGTCCAATGGGAACCGTTAAACTTTAATCCACCATTTGCCCAAAGGTTTTCCCAAAACTCTAAAAGCGCGCCGATATCACCTGTATCCTCAAAATGTTTTTCTGCTTTTTGAATCTCAGCGATTTGGTCATCTTGAGATTTTAAGTGAGCCATTAGGTCGGCTTCTTCTTTATTTTTCGGTGTTGTAGTTTTATATATTTTGGGTCGATTCAGCCATATGCGAACTTTTTCTTCTCCTGCTGCAACATATTCTGGCCACTTTTCCAAACTTCCTTGCCCGACAAGGCGGTTGATAGACCAAACATTAAATTCCGGGCCATATGGGGAGTTTTCTATCGTTTTCAATTCGCTCTTGTGCATATACGGAACATAGCCATTGTCAAACAGCTCTGCACTCCCAAGATCAGTAAGCTCATACTTGTTAGATGTTTGGTTCATCTTAATAAATCCGCGTTGTTCAAGCGATTCAAGTTTTGCACCAACATTGCGGATGCCATACTCATACCACCAAAATCCAGGATACCCAGTTTTAGGCTTCGGATATGTGCCATAAGAACAATATTTTAACAGAAGGATCTCAGCGACATATAGCCCGCGCTTAGACGGATAAGAAATTTTCTTCCGCTCGTCAAACGGGATGACCTTTTTTTCAAACTCGGTTCCTTTATACGATGCGTCTTTATAATAACTGTCTGGCTGATAAAAAGGCTTTTCACTCTCCCGAATGGGCGGTTCTTTCTTTGACAGCTTTAAAAGCCTGAATAATCCCACAGGAAATCCCCCCTAACTTTATATTTCAAATCATATTGAATCAATTAAAAATTAGTGCTATACTGATCCACGATAGAACACTCGTTTTATTATATGAGAGCGAACGGAGGGCAGAAAGGATGACGACGGTAGAGGAATTGATTATTACAATTTCAAAATTTACTCCCCAGCAAATTGACCTTTTTCGATCTGCTGCGCAACAGATAGTAGAGCAGCAGCAAGGTCAGGATTTGATTCGCAAATCCGAATAAGCTTTTGAATATCTTCGGGCAATTCAGAAATGAGCGCTTCACCATCGGTGGGGCGCTCTTTTTTTGCCTGAAATTCTTGCATATCCCCATATAAAAGATATTCTACCGAAACATCAAGATAATTTGCTATCCGTTCAATGTTTTTCCCTCGAGGCACTTCGATTTTTCCTGTATTCCATTGTGAAAATGCAGATGAAGAAATTTTGCAATCTTTAAAAAATTGCTTTTTAGAAATGCCTTTAAGAGACAATAATGCGTTAATTCTGGCGACAATAGGCGATTTAGACATAACTGTAGCTCCGATTTTGTATAAAATAAAACTTAGTTTTCACTAATTTCCTATTGACATTCGCGCTAACTGAGTATATACTTAGTTGCAGAAAGGGCAATAAAAGAGTAAGCCCCCCTTGATACTTAGCGGACTGTCGAAATTATTGGTTTGTTGGCACTTCTTATAATATCACAGTTCGCTAAGTTGTCAAGCAAAACTTAGTGTTTGGAGGTGAAAAGATGAGTTTTCGAAGCGCTCGTCATAAAGCTGGATTCAGCGTCCAGCAGGTAGCGGACGCGCTGAAAATCTCCGATGTGGCCGTGTATTACTGGGAGACCGGTCAGCAGGCCCCCCGCGCAAGCCGTCTGCCGGAGGTCGCCGCGCTCTACGGCTGCACGGTGGACGAGCTATTGAAGCCCGATGAAAAGTAAATGAGGAAGGAGAGAGCATGATTTTTGCAGCATGGAAAAGCGGATGTCGCATTTCCGCCGATGCGCAAAAGGTCGCTGACGAAATCTTGGCAATCGGCAACTTCGCAACGACCGCCCAAATCCTCGACAAGGCGAGGGACGAGCAGACGGAATTGCATAAGTGCTTTGATTGGGACGATGCAGAAGCCGCCGAGAAGTGGCGTTTGCAGCAGGCGCGGCACATCGTTTGTAACCTGGTTATTAAGGAGAAGAGCGATACACCCCGCCCCGAAGTGCGGGTGTTCTTCAAGACGGATGCGGACAGCGGATACAAGCCAACCGTCATGATTATGCAGGACAAGGACGAATACCGAAAACTGCTCGACCGCGCTCTTGCGGAGCTGAACAGTTTCCGGGCGAAGTACAAAACATTGGTGGAGCTTGACGGCGTATTTGACGCCATCGACAAGGTTGCCGGATAGCAAAACGGCGGTAAGCGGAAACAGGGGCGCGTAGCTCTTGAGCAAGACAGGATACCACGGGATAAAACAACATATTACAAAACGGCACATGACAGAATACGACAATACATCACAAGACATTACGTGCTTCTGTTTCTGCTTACCGCAGACGATAGTACATGACCGCGCATAACAACAAATTACCCGACAGAACAAAACAACATCGTGCGCTTGCTGTGGCTTGTGAGAGCCACGAGAAAGAGAGCATACTATGAAATTTAAAACTTCAGGAAAGCATAGGATAGTATATGAGAAAACAACATAAGCCACAGCAAGCGCACGAGCAAATCAAGGAGGAAATGAAAGATGAAGAAAGAGCGCATTATCGAAGTCCAGTCTGTAAAAATCGAACAGGCGACAATCCTGATCGAGGGCGACGGCGATCTTGTGTTGAACAAGATGAACGCCCGCACCGTCCGAGAGCTGACCGCCGCCCGCGACGGCAAAAAGACCATCAAGGAAGTGCCTAACATTTGGGAGGACATCATCACGGCAATTCACTGGCGGGATGGCTACCCCGTAGAGGACACTTACCGCGACATGACCGAGGAAACCTTGCGCGATATGCTGACGAACAACGCGCCCTGCATTACAGGATTTGGCTTGAAGAAATCATTCTGTCAATCGGTCGTGCGAAACGAGATCGACACCTATGCAACGAAGTTTGACAACGCCATGAATGTTACGGCGCGTTTGGAGCCTGTAAAGTTCGCATCGCATTTCGTAGACAAAACACTCATGTCCCCCAAACGTGGCGCGCCGGTGCTGGTTTACATCAATCGTTTCTCCGGCTGGTCATCTCAAGTTCACATCACCTACACAGAGAATGTGTACACGCTCGACCAGATCGTGAATATCATCAATATGGCGGGGTTTGGCCTTGGAATCGGCTCCGGTCGTTCCAGCGGTTATGGCAGATACCATGTTGTTGGAGTTGAATAAAAAATGCCCCGCCCAATGTTGCAGCATCGAGCGGGGCGGGTGGGACAAATCTTACCACAAGATATTGTGTCCGTGCTTATTGTAGCACGGAAGAAAGGAAAAGGCAATGAGAAAAAAGCCAGAATACAAGATCATTTGGGTCACGCCCCCTGACCCTGTAAAGCTGGGGACGATCATGGGCGAGATTTACGCACGCGGTCGCGGCCTTGAGTTTGTCGGCCTCGTGCCGAACGAGAGGAAGGGAGAAAAGGCGTGAGCACACTATTTATCTTTATCGGCATCGGCACCGTGACGCATTGGATTATGCGGGCGCTGGACAAGCTGGAGGGCAGGGCATGAGGCGCGACCGACGCACCCGCGAGCAGCGCAAGGCCGACGCTTCGGCGCGCATCGCTGCCGTCTGCCTGTTCCTCGCGGTACTGCTGATCCTCTTTGCGGTGCTGACGGTTAAAACCACCGGGCAGCCGTACACCGGTGAGCCGCCGGTCATCGAGGACAAGCTCCCCGGCGAGGACAAGCCCGCAGGAGGATGCGCGGTGCTCGACATCGGCGAACCGCTCGGCGGATTTAAGCTAACCGCCTATTGCCCGTGCATGAAGTGCTGCGGCAAGACGGACGGCATCACGGCGACCGGCACGACCGCCACCGAGGGCCGCACGATTGCGGTTGACCCTCGCGTGATCCCTTACGGCTCCGCCGTCACGATCTACTTTGCCGACGGCACGAGCCATACATACACCGCCGAGGATTGCGGCGGCGCGATTAAGGAAAACCGCATCGACGTGTTCTTTGACGATCATCAGGCCGCGCGGGAGTTTGGCGTTCAAACCGCTTATGTTTACAAGGAGGAGGCAGCATGACGGACGATGTTATCACTCTGCGAAACCATCTTCGCGTTGGCGCTCAGAACGCGCTGCGCCGTTGGCAGCTCTGCGAAATGACCGGCTGGACAGACCGGCACTTGCGCAAGGTGATCGAGGCGGCACGATGCGAGGAGGACGGCGATGAATACTGCATCATGAACTTTGGCAAGGGCTACTACTTGTCAAACGACCCGGCAGAAGCCGAGGTGCTCCGTAAGATCGAGATGGCGCGGATAGCGTCCATTGTCGGGCGGACATACGGCCTGTCGGAGATGATACGGAAAGCGGGGAGGTCGTAATTTACATGGTTTACAAATGCGAAGCCTGCCACGCGATCTTCTTTGAGCCGTACACTTATCAGGTGCGTGAGAACCTTGACGGCGAGAACGGCATAGAAACGCGGACGATCGCCGAGTGCCCATTCTGCGGCGAGGAATGGTTTACGGAGGTGGATGACGATGCCGAATCTGGATGACGGCACTTCCGGCTACCTGAAAGGCACGGCGTCGGTAACGACCTACTTCCCAATCGACCGAAAAGGCACGGCATACATAGCCTGCGAAGCCTGCCGGTTTTACAGACGGTCAAGCAAGCGCTGCGGGCTTACGGATGAAGTCATTCCGTGGCCAGACAAATACACCGGGCGGAACTGCCCGCTTACTTTGGAGGAAGAAGGAAATGGAGAACCTTGGAATTTATGAAAGCGTGCGGCAAGTCCCGCCGTCCGCACAGCGTGAAATTCAAGCGGGACGACTGAAAGGCAAGACCGACATTAACCCCATGTGGCGCATTAAGGCGCTGACGGAGCAGTTCGGCCCCTGCGGAATCGGCTGGAAGTACGTTATCACGGATAAGCGGTTGGAGCAGGGCGCGAACAACGAGGTTTCCGCATTTGTGGACATTGACCTTTTCATTAAGGTCGATGGTGCGTGGTCAGATGCGATCCCCGGCACAGGCGGCAGCGCGTTTGTTGCCAGTGAACGAAACGGGCTTTACACCTCTGACGAGTGCTTCAAAATGGCGCTGACCGACGCTATCTCCGTTGCCTGCAAGGCGCTCGGTTTTGGCGCGGATGTGTATTGGGCGAAGGACGCGACCAAGTACACGCCAAGAACCGCAGAGCCGAAGCCGAGCAAGGAAAAAATGCAGTCCTTCAACCAGGCGTACAAGGAACAGTTTGACTACACCTGCCAAGACTGCAAGCAGCCAATCACACCGCAGTTCTTTAACGACAAGTTCTATAGCGTGAGCGACATCTCCAAAGGCGCGATGAAGAAATACGGTGTGCCGCTCTGCTGGGCTTGCATGGAAAAGAGGAAAGCCAATGAATGATCTTGTGAACGAGATCAAGGACCGCAGCCGCTTGCTCGATGTTGCGGTTTCGGAATGCAAAAAGCGTGGTATGAAATACGCCGAGACCGAGCGCGATTATCGCGTTGCGCTTGCCAAGAAATACCTTGCCGAGCGCGACAGGGGAACGCCGGTCACGATCATCTCCGATGTCTGCCGCGGCAGCGCCGAGATCGCAGGGCTTCGATTTGAGCGGGACTGTGCCGAGGTCTTTTATAAATCTGCGCAAGAAGCCGTGAACTCGATGAAACTGCAATTACGCCTGCTGGACAATCAGCTTGAACGGGAATGGGGCGGTGCGAAGAATGCATAAGCAGACAAAGGCCACGTCCATCCCTAAAAGCGTCAAGGAGGCCGTATACGAGCGCGACGGCGGGCGCTGCATTCTATGCGGGCGTAACAACGGAGAGCCTGTAGCACACGTTATACGGCGCTCACAGGGCGGCAGAGGCATCGAGCAGAACATCGTGACGCTCTGCCCCTCTTGCCACCGAGCCTTTGACGAGGGGCCGCAGAGGACGGCGCTATACGCCTGCATCGTCGGCTATCTTAAAACGAAATATCCCGGCTGGACACGGGAGAGCATGATTTACAGAAAAAACATGGAGGAATTGAAATGAGCTTGAACAGGATCAGCGTCATGGGACGCATTGGAAAGGACCTTGAGCTGCGCCGCACGCAGAGCGGCAAGGCGGTCACCAGCTTTCCCATCGCCGTCGACCGCGACGGTAAGGATGCCGGAACGGATTGGTTTAATGTGGTCGCGTGGGAGCGCACGGCGGAGTTTGCCGCGCAATACTGCGCCAAGGGGCGCAAGGTAGTGGTAGACGGTCGCTTGCAGGCGCGAGACTGGACCGACAAGGACGGCAATAAGCGCCGATCGGTCGAGATCATCGCCAATAGCGTGTACTTTGCCGACAGCAAGCCGCAGGAGGGACCCGCCGCATATAGTCCCGCATCAAGCGGCTCGGGCGAGTTTACCGAGGTCGAGGACGACGGGAATCTCCCGTTTTAAGGGAGGCGCTGGATGAGATACGATGTGTTGATTTATGACAGCGACAATATTTTGGACGCTGCCGACCCATCCGGAAATATGATCCGCATCAACGGATTAACGCAGTCTGAGGCAGACGATATTGCCGATATTTTGACGCAGCACGGCGTTTCGATTGGCCTGCTCCCCTATAAGGAGTGAGCGCATGGCGGATATGACCTACATCAAGCTGTTTGTCGATTACTTAGACGCAATAGAGCCACTCGGTGACGCTGAGAGGGGGCGGCTTTTCACTTCCTTGTTAGAATACGCAAGGACGGGCGAAGCCCCGCAGCTTAGCGGGAACGAACGGTTTCTTTTCCCTATGATGAGGGCGCAGATCGACAGAGACAACGCTGCAATGGCGGAATTATCCGAGGCGCGAAGCAAGGCCGGGAAGATCGGAGCGGAAGCAAAACAAGCAAATGCAGGATTTGCCAGGCAAAACAAGCAAATGCCAAATTTGCCAAGCAAATCAAGCTATGGCAAAGACAAAGACAAAGACAAAGACAAAGACAAAGACAAAGACGAGAGTATTACGCGCGCGAGGCGCTTTACCCCTCCCACTTTGGACGATGTTTTGGCTTATGTTCGGGAACGCGGTTCAGACGTAGACCCGCAACGGTTTCTTGATTTCTATGCATCCAAAGGCTGGATGATAGGCAAGAATCCGATGAAGGACTGGAAAGCTGCCGTGCGAACATGGGAAAAGCGCGAGGATACGGGCAACAACTCCAATCCAACGCCCGGAAACAATGCGTGGATGAAAGAATACCTGTGAGGAGAAAAGCATGACAGAATACACCAACACGCCGATCCTGCCCGAGAAAGCCAAAGAGTTGATGTCCCTTGACACCGAGTACAAGGAGATCATCACCTATGGCAAGATCGAGGAGTGGTTCACAGCATGGGCCGGAAAAGTCTATGTGAGCTTTTCCGGCGGCAAGGATTCAACCGTGCTGGCCTACCTTGCCGCAAACTGGCTCTCACATTTCCACACGCCGCCGTGGCCGCTGAACCTCGTATTCATCAATACGGGGCTGGAATATCCAGAAATTCAGAAGTTTGTAAACGCATATACGGACTGGCTGCGGAAGAAGTTTCATCGCGTGACGATCAACCTTACTCGTCTGCGTCCGAAGATGAACATTCGGCAGGTGGTGCGGAAGTACGGGTATAGCATCGTGAGCAAAGAGGTGGCAAATTGCGTTTGGCTGGCGCGAAAGAGCGGAAACGTCACGCGCATGGCTCGGCTTCGTGGTGAATTGTTGGATAAGGACGGCAATCCGTCTGCGTACAACTGCGATAGTTGGGGGTTCCTTTTAGACGCTCCGTTTCTCGTGTCCTCCGAGTGCTGCCGGATCATGAAGAAAAACATAGCGCACAGGTACGAAGGAAAAGCAAAAGAAAAGCCAATGGTTGCAACAATGGCAGAGGAAGGCAGACAAAGATTCCAGGAATGGCTTGCCACAGGATGCAATGCCTTTGAGAACAAGCGCCCGATGGGAAAGCCCATGAGTTTCTGGACGGAGCAGGATGTGCTGCGGTTTATCGTAGACCGCGAGCTACCTATCGCCAGCGTATATGGTGACATCGTAGCCAGCGACGGCGAGAATGATTACGCGGAAACGCTGATCGACTGCAAGCTGCATTGCACGGGCTGCCACCGCACGGGGTGCATGTTCTGTGCGTTCGGCGCTCATCTTGAAAAGGGAGAGAATCGTTTTGAGCGCATGAAGCACACGCACCCGAAACACTATGAGTTTTGCATCGGAGGCGGGGAGTTTGACCCCGCGGACGGGCTATGGAAACCCAACGAAAAGGGCCTCGGCTACGGTCGGGTTCTGGATTACATCGGAGTGAGGTATTGAGATGAAGGGAGGAATTATGAGAGATCAAAACCTCGTAAATGCGCTTAGATGCGCTTCAACAGCAGGTGGGCCAATGGGCGACTGCAAGAAATGCCCGTATTACAAAACGGAGCCGGCCCCGGAAGATTTGGTGAGAAAAGTCAATTTGACAGAGTGGTCCTCTTGCGATGTTGACGCGATTGGGCTTGCCGCCGCCGACTGGATCGAGGCGCAGGCGAAAGAAATTGACGCACTGCGGAACGAACTGTGCCTGAAATGCGGAAACTACACGCTGGCCCATGAGGGGGCCTGTAACGGATGCAAATGGAGTAAAATGTGATGGACGCTGTGAAGTTTATCAAAGAACGCGACCGAATGTGCCGCTTTTACCACCATGCCGGGGACTGCTATCAATGCCCCGCAAAAGACTGCGAGTGCAGTGCATTGGAAGGAATGGTTGATGATGACAACATTGTGACCATCGTCGAGGAATGGTCTGCTGCGCACCCGCGCAAGACGCGGCAGAGCGTGCTTCTGGAGCAGTTCCCAAATGTCAGGCTTGACACAAATGAAATAATTGACATTTCACCGTGCCTAGTGGACCCGATACAATTTCCATCCAACGGCAAGGACTGCTGTAAATTTCAATCTTGCAGTGACTGTCGCCGCGAGTTCTGGATGCAGGAGGTGGAGTAAATGATCGACAAATTGATGAAGAAGTATGGGTACGAAAAGACCGACGAAAACAGGTACGGTGCCTACTACAAGAAGCGTGAACCGCAGGGATATGATCACATCGCCTGCGTCATCAGCAAAGCCAGCGGCAAACATCTCATGCAGAGCTACGATGCCCAAGTGATTAAGGTGAACAACGCTTTCATTAGCGAGACTGCTGGGGTAGAGATTCCCATTCTGCTGCTGATGTGGCTGAAGGCGAAGCGGATGGCACGGAAGTACCGTTGGAACCGCAGAAAACCGGACATGCAGGAGGTGGAGTGATGGAACGACTGACATACCGCGATAAAGACGGATTCCCGATGATGAAAAAACGTGGTGGATTCAAGCAGGGAGGCGTTGAGCGTCTTGCCGCCTACGAGGACACGGGGCTGACGCCCGGGGAAGTCAAGTCAATGCAAGAGGAGCACTTTAGCGGTCTGGAAATGGCAAAATTGCACAGCGCGCTCATGGAACTCAAAAAATATCAAGAAGCCGACAAGGACGGTCGGCTGGCGGTGCTGCCGTGCAAGGCGGGAGATACGGTGTATGAGGTTACAAGTCGAAAAACCATAAGCGAATACCGAGTAAAGGCAATTCGCGTGGAATTGTTTTGTACATTCATTGAATGGGATATCGTAGCCGGGTTTGTTGATAAATCCATTTTCGGCGTACCGGTTAATGAAATCGGCAAGTCCGTATTCCTCACCCGCGAGGAGGCGGAGAAAGCATTGGAGGCGATGAAATGAGTCGGCTATGGAATTTGTGCGCATTCTGCGGAAAACGCATCGAAATGGGCGAAAAGTGCTACGGCTTGCCAAACGGAGAGAGCGTATGCACAGATTGCTGTGTTGAAGAAAACGAGGGCGCGGCTGTATCCAAGGGGAAGGAAGAACAGGAGGACGACGATGGCTGACCAAATGCAGTTATATGACACATCGGAGAAACAATCAAGTAACAACACAGGTAAAGCTAAACGGAAGTGGGAAAATGGTTTCCAGAGATGGAGCAACCAGCACAGTGCAGATGGTGGTAGCTCTTTTGGGTGCTGTGGATTCGGCAGTATGTGTGACTATTGTGATGATAATTCGTATGGACGCCCGTGTGTCAGGTCGCTGAACGCCATGATCCGCGAAAAGCGTCTGAAAATCGATTACGAAAAGACTGGTTATGAAGAAGTATGGGAGGGGATTTTTGACAATGGCTGAATACATCGAGCGCACGGAAGAACTTATGCTTGCCATGAACGCCGGGGCGAGGGCAATCGAGAACACGAAGCGATATCATAGTTCTATTTACACCAAGGATGTGTTCTCGGAGAGCCCACAGGAAATCCCATACTTGCAGGCCGCCAAGGTGTTGCGGGAAGTAAGTGATGCTCCCGCCGCTGACGTGGCCCCGGTGCGGCATGGGCGATGGATACGACCGCACTGGAAGAACAATAATTATTGCTGTGACTGTTCGGAGTGTGGCGGGGAGGCAATGCACAGAGACTATCAGTGGAATAAAAATGGCGTATACCCTATTTGTCCCAACTGCGGGGCGAAAATGGACGGAGGTGACAGCGATGCGGCTGATTGATGGTGACACCTTATGGGAAAAGCTTGAAGACGAGCCGTGGTACGACAACGCAGATAGGGACGAAATTGCTTTGCCCATCGTGGCCGCTGCTCCCACCGTAGATGCTGTGGTCGTGACGCGATGCAAGGACTGTAAGCACTTCAAGGATTACGGAAAGACGTCGCTACGCATAGATGGAAAGAACATTAAGGCTGGGTGGTGTCATAGACGGGCTCGGTACGACGAAGAGTACAGGATGCCGCCGGACGGTTTCTGCTCCTACGGCGAGAGGAAGGACGGCACATGATCCGCATCATCATCGACATCGAAGAACACGGCGACAAGCTGGCGACCAAGGAGGCTGTGGCAACGGCGCTTGAGCAGTTCGGCAAGGTGCGCGTCGTCCTCGTATCGGACGGGAGGGGAAAATGAGCCTGACGGCATCTGACCTTGCACGTCTCGGGCCTGCGGCACAAAAACAGATGGTTGAAAAGGTACTTGCTCAAAAAATGGGCAAGTACCACAACCGCAAAACCGTGCGGCATGGCATTACGTTTGACAGCAAGCACGAGGCAGACCGCTATGATGAGCTGCGGATGTTGCTGAAAGCGGGGGAAATACACGATTTGAAGCTACAGCAGACGTACAAGCTCGTTGGGTCGCAGAGAACACCCACAGGAGCCGCTGTGAGGGCAGTTACATACATAGCTGACTTCGTGTATATCCGCGACGGGAAAACGATTGTAGAGGACGCAAAGGGCTTTAAAACAAAGGACTATATCATTAAGAAAAAACTAATGCTGGAGCGATTCGGCATATGGGTGGAGGAAGTATAGATGGCAGAACAAAGTTCGACGCTTTGCTGGTCGTGCAAATACGCCTGCGGGAAATGTCCTTGGTCGGAATGCGACAAGGAAACGCGGAAGCTGAAGTGGCAGCCGGTGGAAGGTTGGCGTGCGATCAGAACAAAGGTTTTGATGAATTCTTGCGGCGGTGCTCGCAGGCATTACGAGACAAGCTATCGCGTGCTCGCCTGCCCGCAGTACGAGGTGGGATGACATGAGCTGCTTTAACTGTCAGGAGCGGCACATCGGATGTCATTCGACCTGTGAGCGATACGCTGCGTGGCTGAGAGAAAAGAAAGAGGCAAAAAGCAACGAAACGGCCAGCATAGCCGAAGAAAGCGCGATGATCAATTACATTCAGAGGTCAAAAGACCGATACAAACGGAGGGTGGGGAGAAAATGATCGAATTTCCCTATTGCGTCTATCCGGCGCTGAAAAAAGTTTTCTGCGAGCGGCAGTACACGCGCCGCCAGCTTGCCGATGCGGTAGGCATTTCCAAAAGCAACATCTGGTGGTGGCTGTCGGGGAACAATCAGCATACCATCGACGTGATCAAAGGCATCCTCAGAGAGAGCGGCCTGACCTTTGAGCAAGCGTTTGGAGGTGCGGAATGAAGGTAGGCGACAAGGTGCGGGCGCAGTTTATGACGTTGCCGGAGGAGTTTCCGGGAAAAGCGCGCGGCGAAAAGCTATACCCAATCCGCACCGGTGTGGTGACGTACATCCATCCGCAGCGGCGCTATGTGACTGTGGCGATCATGGTAGATGGCAAGGAGATCAAAGAGAGCTTCCGACCGGGGGAGGTGCTGGTATGAACGCGTTTCCCGAGCGCTTGAAGCGCTTACGGGAGAGAAAGAGAATAAAGCAATATGTCTTATCTGAACTGTGCGGCTTGCACCGTGACGCGGTGAGGCGGTACGAGGCGGGGGAGGCTACGCCCACAACGGACGCATTGGAAAGCATCGCCGATAAATTCGGGGTGTCGGTCGATTATCTGCTCGGAAGGACGGATAATCCGATGACCGTGGACGATTATCTAAAAAAATTTTGAAAATTCCCCTTTTAAGGGGAAAAATAAGAAAAACCTATGCAAAAATAGAGGCGTGATGGGGCGAGGCTCTTCACGCCTCTGCTTTTTCATCTGTTTCCTCCTCCCTTGATAGCCCGCCCTTCGGGGCGGGCGGTTGAGGGCAATATGCCGTGGCACGTATGCACCTCACCTTCCGAGGAACGGACGGTCGCACCGTCCTCGCGGCAAACACAATTGCGACCTCGGCGCCGAGGTCGCACACATGACAGGACCCCGCGCACCTCTCAACGATGTGTCCCAGCGGGGACATTAAAAAATGACTTGCGTACCATGTTTGGTTCGGGGAGAGCCGGACACGCAATAGGTGTATGCCCCTCGGGGCGGGTAAAGACTGCTATGTAAGGCCAAGGGGTGGGGGGCCGGTAGCAAAGAGGATGTGGCATATGGCGTATGCAAACATTGAAGATCGACGGGCATATCACCGGGAATATATGCGCGAACGCCGAGAATGGTTTGCCGCGCATCACGTTTGTACAGAGTGCGGGAAAGAAGATGCCTATACAATGGTTGGAAAGCGCCATTGTGCCGAATGCCTCGAAAAAAGACGTGGGCACCCACTCGAAATAAACCCCAATATAGAGCCAAAGAAAAGAACTTGGCAAAAACACTCTGTCCCTAAAAACGAATACTACGAAAACGGTCTATGCGCCATTTGCGGGCAACATCCATATATCGAAGGGCATAGAACTTGCCAAGGCTGCTACGACAATGCGTGTAAAGCAGCGTGGTTTGGGAGAAAAGCTAAAGGCCCGCGCCATATTTATCCACCCACATCTGACACGCCAAAAGCCATTGCTGCTTATCAATACTGCGTACAGCACCGGCAAGAATACATCAAAAGATGGGAAGCAGAGTATGCCTGTGAATACGAAGAACGAGCCTCTAATCAAGAGCAAAGAACGGGTTAAGAAGTTTGCCGAAGTGTTTACACCGGCGTGGCTGGTGAAAAAGATGTGCGATATGCTGGATGAGGAAAACGGCGGACACGCTTTCGACATTGAGAAAACCTTTTTGGAGCCATGCGGTGGGACGGGTAACTTTGCTGTTGAGATTATAGAGCGAAAATTAAAGAAATGCAAAACTGAGGAAGACGCTCTAATCGCCGTTGCTTCGTATTATACCGTTGAAATTCAGCAGGATAACGTTGACGAGCTAAAGGAACGCGTTAAAAATCTTGTTGCGTCATATTTTCCGAGCATTGACGTATCGGATATTTTAGACAGAAACGTGGTTTGCGGTGATTTTTTGCATCCAAAGGGCATTTGGTTTATGGAAGAATAAATGTGCGAGGTGGTGACAATGGCTGCGCGTCTGACCGACCGGCAGAAAAAGAAAATACTGGCGGACTATGTGCAGACGAACAACTATTGCGCCACAGCAAAAATAAACGGCGTGTCCGCAACGACCGTCAAGAACCTCGTGCGGGCGAATGCCGACATTGTGGAAAAGTGCGAACAAAAAAAGGAAGAGAACACCGCCGATGTGATGGAGTATATGAACGACCACAAAGACCTTGTGTGTTCGTTCATCGGCAAGGGGCTTGAAATGCTCAATGACCCGGAAAAGCTGGCGGCGGCAAATCTCAGCCAAATCACCACGGCGATGGGGACGCTGATCGACAAGTGGGCGATGATCGGCGGCAGTCCTGCCGACACGGTGAGGGAAGACGCGCTTAGTCAGAGCCTAAAGGAAATGGCAAAGGAGCTTGAGAGCGATGAGTAAATATAGAAAAAAGCCGGTTGTTATTGAAGCATTTCAGTTAAACGAAAGAGGGCTTGTCGGAGAAGATTGGTTTTGGGATGCAGTTACGGAAAATACAATCATTACTCATGACTTTGGCAAGTATTATCCAAATCCGGCATGGTGCGAGATAAAGACGCTTGAGGGGATAATGATCGCTAAAGCGGGAGATTATATTATTCGGGGCGTAAATGGAGAAATTTATCCATGTAAGAGCGATATTTTCCATGTGAGTTATGAGGCCGTCTTATGATTTCAGAAAAGCAAGCAAAAATCCTTGCTTTCCCCTATTCCAAGTATGACGCGCTGATCTGCGACGGCGCTGTGCGTTCCGGTAAGACCTCCATCATGATGTGGGCGTTCGTCCGCTGGGCGATGGAGAATTTCAGCGGTCAGCGCTTCGGCGTGTGTGGGCGCACGGTGGATAGCTGCACCAAGAACATCATCGTGCCGTTCACGGCGATGAGCCTTGCCAAAGAGCGCTATATTATCCGCTGGCGGCGCGGTGACAAGGTGATGGAAGTGCGGCGCGGCGCCGTGACGAATTTCTTTGAGGTGTTCGGTGGAAAGGACGAGGCAAGCTATACACTGATCCAAGGCCGCACGTTGGCGGGGGTGCTGCTGGACGAGGTGGTGCTGATGCCGCGTTCGTTCGTGGAACAGGCATTGACCCGCTGCTCCGTAGACGGCGCAAAGCTGTGGTTTTCCTGCAATCCGGGAAGTCCGCAGCACTGGTTTTATACAGAGTGGATACAGCGGAACAAAGAGCGGAACGCGCTGTATCTGCATTTTGAAATGACGGACAACCCCGGATTATCTCAAAAGACGCTGGAACGCTATCAAGCAATGTTTTCCGGCGTGTTCTACGACCGATACATTCGCGGCTTGTGGGTGGTGGCTGAGGGGCTGATTTACCCAATGTTTGGCGATAGCTGCATTGTAGACGAGCTTCCGAGAAAGGGGGAATACTATGTTTCCTGCGACTACGGCACACTTAACCCGTTTTCCGCTGGGCTGTGGCACTGGGACGGCAAGACGGCCACGCGCATCCGAGAGTATTACTATTCCGGGCGTGAGAACCAGAAGAACAAGACGGACGAGGAATACGCCGACGAAATTAAAAAGCTCATCGGTGAGGCGGATGTCAAAAGCATTATCGTTGACCCGTCTGCCGCTTCGTTTATCGAGGTATTGCGGCGGCGCGGTTATATGGTCCGCAAGGCCAACAACGATGTGACAAACGGGATTATGACTACGGCGCGGTTTTTGCAGGACGGCGTAATCAAGATACACCGAAATTGCAAAGACTGCATCCGCGAGTTTGGCCTGTATCGGTGGGACGAAAAATCCGCCGATGACAGGCCGATCAAAGAAAACGATCACGCAATGGATGAAACACGGTATTTTGCTTATACGGTCCTGAAGAACAAGGCGTATCGGCGCGAGTATACACCACTTTGGAACAGATAGGACGGTGAGCGGCTATCAAAACATATAACGACCTTGTAGCGGTCGGTGAAAGCGAGCAGGCGCGCATTGAGTTTATCCGCAGCGCGATCAATGATCACCGCGAGAGCGCGGCGTATAAAACGGCGGCGGATGCGGAGGAATATTACAACGGCCTGAATCCGACCATTAACCGCTATGAAAAGATCATCTATGATATGCAGGGGCGCAGCCACACGGATATGTGGACGGCAAACCATAAGCTGGCCAGCCGCTTCTTCGGCCTGGCGGTAGATCAGGAGGTTTCCTATCTTCTGGGAAACGGTGTGACCTTCGCGGAGAAGGAAACACCAAACAAGCTATGCCCGGACTTCGATCAGGAAGTCATGGATGCGGCGCGTGAGGCGAAAATCGCAGGCGTATCCTTCGGTTTTTGGGATTTGACGCATTTGCGGGTGTTCTCCCTGCTTGAGTTTGTACCGCTTTACGATGAAGAGGACGGCGCATTAAAAGCCGGTATCCGCTTTTGGCAGGTGGCGCAGGATAAGCCGCTGAGGGCGACGCTGTACGAGATCGACGGCTTCACCGAGTATTTCCAGCCGAAGAACAAAGATATGAGCGTATTGCAGGAAAAGCGCAGCTACAAGCTCGTTATCCGCAAGGCCGAAGTCGGCGAAACCGAAATCTATGACGGCGGGAATTATCCGAGTTTCCCCATCGTGCCGCTGAAAAACAACAAGCGGTGTCTCTCCGAGATCGTCGGCAAGCGCAACACCATTGACGCGCTCGACCTTGCGTCCTCGAACATGGTCAACAACGTGGACGAGGGCAATTTGATCTATTGGGTGCTGTCCAACTACAACGGCATGGACGATCTCGACGATGCGAAATTTGTGGAGCGCTTGAAAACCACGCACGTTGCCCACGCTAACGGCGATGACGGCGCAAAGGTGGATAGCAAGACCATCGAGGCACCGTATGAGGGCACGAGCAGCACCATTGATATGCTCAAGAAAAAGCTGTACGAGGATTTCCAGTGCTTTGACGCTGCGGCAGTATCTGCCGGCAACCAGACGGCAACGGCTATCAAGGCCAGCTATGTGCCGCTGGATTTGAAAACGGACAAGTTTGAATCCGAGGTCACGCGATTTATTGTTGAGATTCTTCGTCTGGCAGGCATTGAGGATCAGCCGAGCTACACGCGCAATCAGATCATCAACAAGAGCGAGGAAACGCAAAATATTCTGCTGGGCGCGGAGTATTACGATGAAGAATACATCACAAAGAAGCTGCTGACCATCAACGGCGACATTGACCAGTACGAGGACATGGCGAAGCGCAAGGCAGCAGAAGAGATTGGCCGCAGTCTTGCGGAACCGGGCGCGCCGGAGGTGAACGGCGATGGCGAACAGTGACCTCGGGCATCAACTGACCGACAAGGAGCTTGCAAAGCTGGAACGGCGCATTGCAAAGCTGTACCGCGAGGCAGGGAAAGAGTTGCAAACTACTATCGACGCATATTTTGAGCAATTCAAAAAGCGCGACGAGGAAATGAAAGCGCTGATTGGCACCGTGCAAAACGGTAAGGAATGGACGGAGGCCGATTATAAGCAATGGCGGCTGAATCAGATCGGACGCGGGGAACGCTATCAAGCTATGCGCGACAAGGTGGCGCACCGCGTGACCGATGCAAACGCTGTGGCAGTGTCCTATACCAACGATGCAACGCCGGGTATCTACTCCCTTAACCGCAACTATTCGGCCTATACCATCGAGCAGGTCGCGGGCAACGTCGGCTTTGACTTGTGGGACGAGCAGACAGTCAAGCGGCTTATGGTAGAACAACCCGATCTAATGCCGTATTACCCGCCGAAGCGAGCATTAAAGCGCGGTATAGACCTCGCGTATGGTAAGAAGCAGATCACGGCCAGCGTCACCAGCTCCATCTTACAGGGGAAAAGCATAAAGCACATGGCGGACGACCTACAAAAGCGCATTACCACCATGAGCCGAGACAGCGCTATCCGCACGGCAAGAACTGCCGTGACCGGCGCGCAAAACGCAGGACGCATGGACAGCTACGCGGCGGCGGAGAAGATGGGCATTAAGCTCAAGAAACGTTGGCTTGCCACGCTGGACAATCTCACGCGACACGCTCATGCCATGCTGGACGGTCAGACGGTGGACATTGACGAGCCGTTTAAGGTCGATGGAGAAGAGATCATGTTTCCCGGGGACACTTCCGCACCCGGCTACCTCGTGTATAACTGCCGCTGCACGATGGTGGTCGAGGTTGACGGCGTAGATACGTCGGACGGGCTGAGACGCGACAAATACGGCCCATTTCCTGACATGACATTTGCACAATGGGAGCGACAGAAACGCGGAGAGGGGTATTTGCAGCGATGAGCATTACAATCCAAGACCACAGCGCGGAGGTTTCTGCTGAAATCAAGGCGGCGCTGCTGCGGGGGCTTGAAAAGTGCGGGCTGGTGGCAGAGGGATATGCGAAAAAGCTATGCCCTGTTGACACCGGCAATCTGCGGAACAGCATTACCCATGTGGTAGACGAGCAGGAACCGGCGGCAATCATCGGGTCGAACAATTCTTACGCTGCGTACGTTGAGCTTGGCACCGGCAAATACGCCGAAGGCGGAGGCGGCCGGCCTACGCCGTGGGTGTACCAAGACGCAAAGCGCAATTGGCATTACACACGAGGCAACAAGGCACAGCCATTTTTGAAACCTGCTGCCGCCGACCATGCGGGGCAGTATCGGGACATTCTGGAAAGCGAGCTGAAAAATGGATAACGAGACCATCAAGGCCATTGAAGCCATTATACGGCGCGGCAACGATGCTGAAATACGCCGAAAAGGCGACGGGTACATCGTCTTAGAGGTCAAGAAAACAATCAAATACACAGCTTCCGCGTAATTGGGCGCGGGAAAGGGCAATAGGAGCCAGCTACCGAGTTTTTCTCGGTGGTTGGCTCTTTTTCTTTCGGTAAAACCCGCGAAGCATAGCGGTTTTTATACAACGTTCGCCCCCGAAGAATTGGGGCCAAGGAAAAGGAGAACGAATAACATGGCGAAATTTACGAGAGCGGAAATTAGAAATATTCTCGGCGAGGCTTGCACCGAAGAGATCGAAAATCGCTTGGTTGCGCTGCATCTGGGCGTGGTTGACCCCCTCAAGGACGATCTCACGAAGTACAAGACAGACGCGGAGAAGCTGCCCGGCGTTCAGAAGGAATTGGACGATCTCAAGGCAGCAGGTGACGGCGGCTATAAGGAAAAGTACGAGGAGGAACACTCGGCCTTTGAAGCCTTTAAGACCGACATCACGGCGAAGGAGAGCAAGGCGGCGAAGGAAAAGGCTGTCCGGGCTTACTTTGAGAGCAAAAACATCACCGGCGCAAATCTCGACCTTGCGATGCGCGGCTGCGGCGAGGAAATGGCCGCATTGGAGATGGACGGCGAGAAGATCAAGGACACCAAGAGCCTTGATGCGCTTGTAGACGGCACCTACAAGGGGCTGGTCTCCACCACGCAGACAAAGGGCGCGAATCCCGCCAATCCCCCGGCGAATCCTCCGGCAAAGAGTTACACCACCGCAGAGATCAAGAATATGAGTGCTGCGGAAATCAATGCGAATTGGGACAGCATCAAAGCGTCCCTGAATCAGAAAGGAGTTTAACACATGGCTGTTACCACTTTTATCCCCGAGCTTTGGAGCGCACGTCTGCTCTACGCCCTCGAGAAGTCCCACGTTGCGACGAACCTCGTCAACCGCAACTATGAGGGCGTTATCGCCAATCAGGGCGATACCGTCCACATCAACAGCATCGGCGCGATCACGGTCAAGGATTATACCAAGAACACCGACATTGCTGCCCCCGATGCGCTGACCACCACCGACCAGACCCTCGTGATCGACCAGTGCAAGTATTTCAACTTCCAGGTCGATGATGTGGACAAGGTGCAGGCGGCGGGCGACCTGATCGACACCGCAATGGGTCGCGCCGCGTACGCGCTGGCTGACACGTCTGATGCGTTCCTGCTCAAGACCATTGCCGCCGGAGCCGCTGCGAGCAACACTGTGGGCGCTGCGTCCGCTCCTGTCGCGCTGACCAAAGACAACGTGTACGAAAACATTGTAAAGCTGCGCACGAAGCTGGACAAGGCGAATGTGCCTAACACCGGCCGCACTCTCGTTGTGCCGCCCGAGGTTTATGCGCTGCTGCTTCTGGACGACCGTTTTGCCAAGAGCACCGCGACTTCCGGTCAGGATGCGCTGCTTAACGGTCAGGTTGGTCGCGTGGCCGGCTTTACCGTGTTTATGAGCAACAACGTCAAGACCGGCACCGGTACGGACACCGGCAAGACCCCGTATTTTGAGATCACGGCACAGGTTGAGACTGCAACCACCTACGCGGAGCAGATCATCAAGACCGAGGGCTACCGCATGGAGTCCCGCTTTGCCGACGGCGTGAAGGGTCTGCACGTCTACGGTGCCAAGGTCACGGACGGCAACCAGATCGCGAAGATCATCGCTTCTGTGGCTTAACAAGGAGGGCAGCGTGATGCTTGAACAGGTCTTACGGCACTTGAACAACTGGTTCCTTGTGGAGATCCACGAGGGCACGTTCACCGTGGAGAATAGCAGCATTACGCTGCCCTTTCTCCTGACCAATCAATATTTCCGCATCGTCGGCTCTGTGTTTAACGACGGTCTGCATCAATATCCGGCGGTCGATTTAACGGACGAGACGTTTACCGGCTCTGTGTGGGCGCTTGCCGTTCCGAAAGCCGTAATCGATCTTTCGGTTGAGATCGAGGCTTGGCAGGAGAAGAACGGGGAGGCCGTTGCAAGCCCGTATCAAAGCGAGAGCTTCGGGGGCTACTCCTACACCAAACGCAGCGCGGGAAGCGACAGCGGCACGTTAAACGGCTGGCAGGATGCTTTTCGAGGTCGGTTAAATGACTGGCGGAAGCTTAAGGGGGTGGAACCGTGAGTTTACTCGACGATTTCGCAAGCAAATGCGTGCTGATGGAAAAGACGCGAACGCCGGACGGCGCAGGCGGCTACATCGTCGCGTGGGCCGAGGGCGCGGAATTTCTCAACTATCAGGCGCTCGACACCTCGATGGAGGCCCGCAGAGCCGAAAAAGAGGGCGTGACCTCGGTGTATTCCGCGCTGGTCAACAAGACCGTTCCCATTGAGTACAACGACTATTTCCGCGATACGTCCACCGGCAACACCTACCGCGTGACATCAAACCCGGAAGAACGGGCTGCGCCGCGTTCGGCAGGCCCGACGATCCGGGCGCTGAAATTCTTCACCGCCGAACGAAAGGAGCTGCCGAAATGACAAAGGATAAGGCGCTCCATGCGTGGTTTTCTCAATTCCTCCCGGCCTATCCGACCTCCAACGTGCCGGATGACGCGGTTTTTCCGTGGCTAACCTATGAGCTGATTACCGGATCGTGGGAGAGCGGCGAGATCGCGCTGACGGTCAACCTCTGGTACTACACCGAGAGCGAAGCGGTGCCCAACGCAAAGGCACAGGAGATCGCCGATGCAATCGGCATGGGCGGCTGTATGGTGCCGTACGACGGCGGGGCGATGTGGATCAAGCGTGGCTCCCCGTGGTGCCAAAACATCGCGGACGAAAGCGATAAAAACATCAAGCGGCGGTATCTCAACATCACGGTTGAGTTCCTGTCGCAAAACTGATGAAAGGACAACGACATGAAATTTACCAAGATTCCATCTGATGCGTTTCAGAAGCTTCAGATCAACGCCGGTATTCTGACGACCGACTTCACACCGGCTACCGGCACCATCGGCGAGGCGGGGCAGATCGGCGCAACGACCGGCGGCGTCAACTTTACCGCTACGCCGACCTATTCGGACTTTGGCGAGGATATCGACAACTGCCCCAAGAACATGAAGGAGCTGAAAACGCTCGATTCGTGGGAGGCAAAGATGACCGGTACGTTTGTCAATGCCGATACCGCCATTGCAAAGCGGCTGTGCGGCGCGGCGGACATCGGAACGACCGACACGACCAAGGTCACACCGCGCAACGACCTCAAGGACGCGGACTTTGACGATATCTGGCTCGTGGGCGATTACTCTGACAAGAACGGCGAAATCAACGGCGGCTATATCGCTATCAAGCTGCTCAACGCCCTTTCAACGGGCGGCTTCCAGCTCAAGACGGCGGACAAGTCCAAGGGGCAGTTTGCGTTTGAGTTTACCGGCCACTATTCCATGAGCGCACAGGACACCGTTCCCTTTGAAATCTACATCAAGGCCGGCACGGCGGAGGCGTAAA